TTCCTGTAAGTTCTATAAAATTGGCTCGTATTGCTTTGCATCATATTAATCATTGTTCTAACTAAATAGAACTTTAATACGTTGCGTTTGTGCATATCAATTAGCTTCTCCTCATCCATTTCACATAGCACCTTAAATAGTTCGCTGCGTAAATCTTCCTGCAACTCCTCTGGCTGCATTTTACTGATAGCGTCGCTTAGTTCTTTACTATCCCACAACTGAACTATAATGCTATTCCGGTTCATACTCTTTTAATGATAATTTGCCGTTCTCCTCAGTTGCTATGTAGCATAAACATTTTGATGCTTTTGCTAAATTTAAAAATGATATTTGATAAGTGCTAAGTTTGTCGCCTGTTGCTTTGGTTTCGCAGTATACGGCTATGCCTTGATTAGTAAAGCCTACTACATCTGGAACTCCTTTAAGTCCTATAAATGTTCTACCTCTTACGGCTAAATTGTTATTTCGCCATACAAAAGCTCCATTTTTATTTAAGGTCTTAATTGCTTCTTTGGTTAATTCGTTTGCCGTCATATTACAAAACTAAACTAAACTTGTGGATATAAACAAATACTTTTAAAAATCTGATAAGCAACCTGCGGAACAATAGCATTCCCGTATGCTCTTATAGATTGGTTTCTCCATTTAGAAAAGGTTTTAGAGTCCAATCTTTCGGAAATCCCATCATCTCTTCTAAGTATTGGGGGTTCAGTAGGGAATGAGGAGAAATCCCTTTTCTCAAAAAATAACCTACTATGTGCAATCTTTTCTTTTGGCTTGGTGGGAATGTGCTGTTTGTAAATTCTTGCAGAGTCGGAGTGGGCAACAAACCAAGTACGCTCTCTTTTGTGTGGTGCGTTTTGGCTACAAGCTGGAAGTATGTACGCTTGTACTTCGTACCCTTCAATTTCCAACTGAGTTTGCACCTCTTCGAATACCATTCCCCCGTTCCAATTAACAATGCCGAGTACGTTTTCGCCCACGACCCATTCCGGCTGAATTTCTCGTATTGCTCTAAGCATTTCCGGCCAGAGGTGTCTCTCATCTTCTTTGCCAAGTCGCTTTCCTGCACTTGAATATGGTTGGCAAGGGAAGCCCCCTGATAAGATGTCGATGTCTCCTCTGTGAATAGTGAAGTCTGTTTTAGTGATGTCATTGTAACTTATTGATTTTGGGAAATGATGTTTTAATACTTTTTGACCAAACGGGTTCCACTCACAATGAAATACATTTTCCCAACCGCACCATTCAGCAGCTAAATCAAAGCCACCTATTCCGCTAAATAAACTGCCGTGTCTCATTTGAATGTTGTTTTGTTTTGTAATATTTGCTCCTCAAAAAATAACGCAACCGCTACTGCTCTGGCTTGGTTCTTTAACCATTGTTCAGTCCACTCATCCCTGTATTGTTTAGCACTTAAAATATCCATTTTGTTAGCCTTGTAAGTTATAATTTCCATTAGTTTCTTTTTAGCTAGTGCTCCATCTTCTTTTGTCCAGATTTTAATTCCGGCAGCATTTAGCTTTGTAAATACGCTTAATGGGTTAAAGAGCTTATCAAATGTTCTATTTTCTAGAATTTTATACTCCTGATAACTGTAATCAATTATCTCTAAATCAGTTAAGTGAGGTATTGCTTCTACTCGTTCCTGTGGTATCATTTTGCGTACTTCGTTTGCTTTTTTCTTATATCTATCCATAACCTGACTAAAATAGGCAGGGCTAAAATTCTGGTAGTGGTCTATAAAGTCATTAGCCACCATTTGCTTAAACGCTACTTTAATCTCGTTTATTGTAAAGTTCCCGTATTCACTTCTTATCCAATCTTCTAAGATTGCAAGTTTTACTTCGCCCGGATTAATAATTCCTACAAGCTGCATAAGGTAAACAAGGTTCTGCTTAAATATTGTAGAGTTTATGCTCCGCATCCTCTCGCCCGAAAATGCGGTCATAATCTCCTGCTCCATAGGAAGTAGAGTGGATGTAGTTGTAATTGGCAAGGTTATCGAGTTCGTGCTTGTTAAGTTTTCGCTGATTATTTGTAGTTCCTTTTGCATATGTGTTTGAGTTAGTTATCCAATTATTTGCTGCTGCCTTCCAATTTTTCATAGGGTTTTTACCTACCTTCCAGCCGTTGCTCTCGTAATAGTTAAAAAACTTTTGGGCTTCTGTTTTGCCGTTTTCAGTTCCTAAACGTATTGAAATATACTCTAAGGCTTCTTCAAAATTACATTTAGAATTTAAGTTTTCAACAACTTTTTTCTTTACCATTACCTTATCCTTATCCATTACCATATCCTTATCCTTATCCATAGCACCATATAAGGGGCTTACAAGGGGCTTAAATTCGTCATCTATTAAATTGAATTTTTGTAAAACTTTGATAATTCCCCCGTGTGCTTTATTGTCTGGGTTAAGTCCGCTAGGATATTGAAAATCTATAAACGAGGGTATATACCATTTATTGCCATCGTCTATTGTAATAACCTTATTTCCAAAAAATTTTAAAGCTTCTCGCTCGGTTATTTGCTCCCCTATTCGTATTCGGGCTACATCAATATCTACCTGCCATATTCCTGCGTGGTCGCAGTCATCACAGATGTAAAGCCATAAAAGTTTGTAAGGTGCTGAGAGGTTACGAATGAATGGCTTTTTCCATTTCTCCGTGTCTGTAAATCTTTTTGCCATAGTGTAAAAAAAGAAGCCCCCAATAGAGTCGAGCTATCAGGGGCTATTATTTAACCACTAAACACATTATCGGCTCGACTTTCGTTAATGTGTTTTATATTCTGCAAATATAAGCTAATTTTCGGTAATTTCAATCTTTTTACAAATCTTTTTCATTTTGTCTTTAAACCAATCTTCCGTGTCAATTAGGTTGTTTGCCTGTTTAATATTATGAATTGCGGTCGTGTGGTCTTTTGTGCCGGTGTACGCACTTATCTCTTTAAGGCTCAATTTAGTGTACCTTCTAAGTAAATACGCAGCAGCCTTGCGACCAAAGGTAGTTTTTAAAGACCTATCTTTTTTTAACACATCGCACTCAAATACTTCGTCTACCAGCTTCACGATGCTTCTGGCACCAATGTCAGCCCCTACCGGCTCATTATCTTCTATGCCTAATAGTCCAAGCTGCGACATCATTTCATGAAGTTGTATGTGGGTATTCCGTTGAGCATAATATAACTCCTTTAACTGTCTTATTGATACATCTCTCTTTCTCGTTAGCATAATTAAAACGGCAGTCCTTCCGTATCTTCTTTTGGTTTTGAATAAGTTGGTTTGGTTTCAGGGTTAAAATCATTTACATAAATTTTATAATCTGGTTGCTTTTCCTCTGTCTTGTAGGCATTAACCCACATTGAGTATTTAACATTCTCGATTGTAAAATTAATTACTTCTCCTTTTGCGGTCTGCTTTTTCCAAGCACCTGCACTCCATTTTTTTTCTGTCATTTGTTTATTTTTTAATTGAATATTGAGCTACTAATTTACTACGTTTTTTCGTACCTACGTTAATTAATTCCGTTTGTACTTTGTAGCCTTTGCGTTTAAGTTCAAATACTACTGCTGCTAATCTCAGACTATTATATTTTGTTAGAGCCTGAATTGGTGTCAAGGTCTTGCCCGTAAGCAAGTGGTTCAAGATTTGTTGTTGTTGTGTCATTGTTATTGATTTGGTTAAAAAAAATTGGCTTGTCTAAAACTGTTGAATATTTTTCTATAAAAATTAATAGGTCTTTATACGCTTCCTCGTTGTACCAAGCATAGTGATAAACCTCTGCCAGAAGCATTTGCCTCTCAAATGGTAATAGTTCCTTCATTAGCTTTCGTTTTGGTTAATATCTTCTTCTATTAAATTATCTAATACTTTTTCTGCGAGTAATATGCATATTTCTTTTTCTTTTGTAAGTAAGTTATGTGCTTTTAATACAACTTGGTCTGCTGAAATCATTTGACCTTTATATTGATTAGCCCAATCAATTAATTCTTGCATTGCGGTTTTCATTAGCTTTTCTTTATAGTTTCTTTAATCTTGTTAAACTCCTCTAAGGTCTTGATGGCATTGATTTTTATGGCAGCCTTTACCTTCTGGTCCTCGGTAAACTTTGTTTTGTCTAGCTGCTCAATTAAGAATGCTTTTTGACCTTCGCTTACCTCGTCTTTATGCTCATTGGTAGCGTCTGCGTCTTTTGTGTCATCGATTGCAAACAAACCATTAAGGGCATACTTACGAGCGTAAGAACTAGCTGCTCCGGTAATCTGTGAAGCATCCATTCCCTTCTTGTTTTCTTCTTCTCTGGCAAGTCCAGTACAGGTTATATTGTCTTCCCCGTTACTTAAACAAGCGGTTGCCTTTACATACACCCTGCTGCCTACTTCTACTACTTCGTCGCTTAACATTAAAGCGTAGCCGTACTTATGGCAGATAGGTTTTGCTGCTTCTATAATATCTTCTGCACTTCTGTACTTGTATTTTGCAAAAGCGTTGAATTGGTTTTTAGGTGCTTTAAGCTCCTGTTGGATTTTAATTAGGCTCATATTATTTGTTTAAAGTTAAGGTAATGTTTACGTTATTTTTATTACATTCGAACCAATTTTTTTGTTTGTTAAAATTTAATTCATATCCTAATTCACTTAAATGCTCCATTAAAGAGGCAGTTGCATATCCTTGTAATTTTATCTCGTAAAAAAGTGTTACACAGTAAAACTTATCTAGGTCTAAACCTAAGTTTAATAATTCTTCTATTTGTTTTTTCATTGTTATTTGTTTTGGGTGTCAATAATGCAGTGTTCTAATACTTCAATAGTAGGCTCTTGTCTTTTCTTCATAGCTATAAATAATTCATAGGCTTGTGAATAGTCAGACGAGATAGTGTCGGACTGGTAGCTACCATCTACAACAGTATAATAATAAACCTCTCCTCTTAGGTTCGTTTCTTTTACAAACTCAATTTTCATACTCTTGCATTTTTAAGTTAAACTGATATTCTGCCCAGCGATTAAAGGTGTAGTCGTCATCCTCGTAATCGTAATTCTCAGGTAGTAATTTCGGGTCATACGGGTTTTGTGTACTGCTCCCGTCTTGCAGTAAGATGTTGCCAAATCTCTCGAATTGGAACTTCTGGTAGTTGGTTAAATGTGTCATTTGTGTTTTGTTTGCACAAATATACTACAATAAACAATACAAAGTGCAAAATTATTAAAATTATTTTTGCAACCTAGTTGCGTTTGTACGTAAGATTGTACGCATATACGTACAAAATCAGGGCTTATCGCTCAATAAAAAGCCGGTTATCGCTCATAAATTTACATAAAGTAAAGGTAAAACTTTACAAAAAATGTAATAAAATAGAGCCAAAAGTAGTAGTATTACTACCTTTTGTTGTACCAAAGTGCAACTTTATAGCAACTTTTGGAAGTACATTTTATCCTTACCCCCGTACATATACTCCGGAATGTAAAGCCTAAATCCGCAATCTATAAGGTTATTAGCAGATGGGAAGTTGTCTAATGTTGTGTAAGTGATTGCTATATGGCAGGTAATAGACGCAGCTTTGGTTCTGGTCTTAATCATTTTTCTTTGAATACCTTGCCCTCGATATTCTTTTTTAACCCAAGCCCTGTTGAAAATGCAAATGCCTCTGCTATAAATCGAACCGCAGTAAGCTACAATAATACCTTCGTCTAACATAACCCACCACTCACGATTGTATTGGAACTCATCTCCGCAACCTTTAAAGTTTGGGTTGGTATAATCAAGCTCCTTTAATTGCTCGTAAGCATCGCGGTCTAATATGTTGCCGAAGCTAAATATCTTTTTGAGTCGCATTGATTATCATAATTTTTTTTAGGTATAAACTTAAATCTAATGCTTCTTCATATGCGTATCGCATCCACTCCTCTTGGTTCAAATCATTTCTATCTAATGTTGTTTTATATTCCTCTTTGCCCTTTGCTTCCCGGCTTCTCATATCTTCTATTACGGCTGCTAATATCTTACTATCCTGCATATCTGGTTGTGCATTTTTATTTGTTATCTGTCTGTTTTGGTGTGCATTTTATTACACGTTTTGCATTGTAGTTGTACCTTCTTAACTCCTGTTGAGCTTGTGCGTCTGTTTACAATAATTAGCTCATCACTACCGCACTCAGGGCAGCTACCTCTATCCGCTCCGAATAAAACTCCGTAATGCGTTTTTGGTTCAATATGATTTTTAAGTGCGTTAAATACCTGCTCTAATAAAACTACATCCTTCTGGCAGTACTTAATCATTTTAGCCATAGCCACCTTGTCTTTATGCAGCACAATGTCCTTCCATAAACTATACTCTGTTTTAATCTTAGTGCCGATGCCTAAGTAGTCAGCTATATAGTTTAGCTTGTTACTGTTAAATCTAAACTTCTGCCTTGCAACTTTAAGCGTGTCAATAGTAACGTAAGAAGGGAACATTGGTATCTTATGAAATAAGCAGCGTGTTCTTATCCAAGCAAGGTCAAACTTATCTCCGTTGTGTCCTATTAGTTCCGATGCAGTATTAGCTACTTCAATAAACTTTTGAAGCATTTTTTTATCATCCTGCTTCGCATCCCATTGTAAATAGTAAACTTGTTTATCATCTTCCCACTTATAACAAATGCAAATGATAGCACGTTCTTGTATAATGCTATCAGCAGTTATGTTTAGCTTATATCCGGCAGACCAAAA